CTAGGAAACCCTAACTTGAAAGAGTCGGGGCGTGAGCAGAACTTTACCAAAGAACAAATTAAAGAGTACATGAAGTGCGCCCAAGATCCGAACTACTTTATCAAAGAGTATGTTAAGGTTGTCTCTCTGGATGAGGGTTTGATTCCATTTGAACTCTATGATTATCAAGAGGATATTGTGGAGAAGGTTCATAACAATCGTTTTGTTATTGCCAAACTACCGCGACAGAGTGGTAAATCAACCACGATCGTATCTTATATTCTTCACTACATTCTATTCAACCAGTCAATGACTGTTGGTATTCTCGCTAACAAGCAGGCTACCTCTAGAGAAATTCTATCTCGTCTTAAACTAGCATATGAGTATCTACCCCTATGGCTACAGCAGGGAATTGTAGAATGGAACAAGGGATCTATTATCCTAGAGAATGGATCTAAGGTTCTTGCTTCTGCGACATCATCATCTGCCATTCGTGGTGGTTCGTTTAACATGATCTTCCTTGACGAATTTGCTCACGTTCCGAATAATATTGCCGAAGAGTTCTTTAGTTCTGTATATCCTACTGTGACATCTGGACAGAACACAAAAGTGCTTATGGTATCAACTCCAAACGGATTAAACATGTTCTACCATTATTGGAAGCACGCCATTAAAGAAGTGGGTGAGTCTGGTAAGAATGAATATATTCCGATCGAGGTTCATTGGTCTCAGGTTCCGAAGTATCCAGGCGGTCCTCTTCGTGATGAGGTATGGATGAACGAAACGATTGCCAACACTAGCGAGCAGCAGTTCCAGTCAGAGTTTGAATGTGACTTCATCGGCTCTAGTAATACGTTGATATCCTCACACAAGATTCACTCCCTTGCTTGGGTGAAGCCTAAGATTAAGAACGCAGATGGACTTTGTGTTTATGATGATCCTGTTGAGGGACATACCTATGTGGTCACTGTGGATACCTCCAGAGGTCAGGGAAAGGACTACAGTGCGTTCTGTGTGATTGACATAACAAATCCCCCATATAAAGTTGTAGCACGCTTTAGAAACAACCTTATTTCGCCGATGGTTTACCCAACCGTTATTAAGAGACTAGCAGAGCAGTATAACAACGCATTCTGCCTCGTTGAGATTAACGATATCGGTGGTCAGGTAGCAGACGTTTTGTATTCGGATCTTGAGTATGAAAACGTATTGATGTGTTCCCATCAAGGCAGAAAAGGACAAACCATCAGTGGTGGTTTCGGTAAAGGGAATGTTCAGTTTGGTGTTCGAACATCACAAGTTGTCAAGAAACTAGGCTGTTCTGTGTTGAAGAGTCTTATAGAAGAGGACAAACTACTAGTAGAAGACCAAGAAATCGTGGGAGAACTCACCACATTTGTGGCAAAAAAGCAGTCATATGAGGCAGATGATGGACACCATGATGACTTGGTAATGTGTTTAGTCTTATTTGGATGGTTGACGCGACAAGATTACTTTAAGAACCTCACAGACGTTGACGTTAGAACAGATATATACCAAGAGGACATTGATCAATTAGAGGAAGATATGTCTCCATTTGGATTTATTGATAGTGGGAGTGAAGAAAATGGTGTTTGGGATGGAAAAGATAGGTGGTATAAAGACGAGGAACCCAACAAAGGATCATTCTTCTAAATACCCAAAAGTATAAATAAAGGGAATACGCAGCGTATCTAAGGAGAATAGAAAATGGCATTTACTTTAAGTCCCAGTGTAAGCGTTACCGAGACCGACTTCTCTGGTATCGTATCACTTGTCGCTACTACACCCGCTGCCTTTGTCGGTCGTTTCGACAAGGGACCAGTGAATGAACGAACTCTAATTAGTAGTGTCAAGGAACTACAGGAAACATTTGGTACTCCAAGCGTAGAGCGTTATGGCTCCGATTGGTGGACCTGTTTTAACTTCCTTCAGTATGGTAACAACCTTACTGTTCTTCGAGTCGCTGGTTCTGGTGCAACATCAGGATCGGTAGGATTAAGCGGTGGCTCTTCTGGATATCCTTCAGGTCAAACTCTCTTCACATTCCAGAGTAAAGATGAAGGTTCTCATGTAAACGGCGCTTTAGAAATTCAAATCGCAAGTGCAGGCCTTACTTATGTAGCAGGGACTGCTACGGATCCATTTAGTTTCAATCCAAACACATCATCTCATGCTGCTAGATTTGGTGCAGCGGGTGATGAACTATCTTTAGCAGTAATCGATCGTAGGGGTGTATTTGGTTCAAGTGGATCTGTTCTAGAACTCTTCGAGGGAATGAGTCAGATCATTAACGCTGTAGATGATGTAGGAACCCCCCTATATTATAAGTACGTTCTTGCAAATTCTGATTTTATCAAGTTAGATCCCCAGTTAGGAGATTTCGATAGTCTCTTTGGTCAGGGCGTAACTGCTGGACCGACTGCGGCATTCTACGCAAATGAGTTCTTCACTGGTCAAGATGTTACAGTATCTTCTGCCGACTTAGATGTTAATGGTGCTTTAGTGACTAAGAAAAGAAACTTTGCTAAGGCTCCAGTAGACGCAGAAGGAAACATAGGAAACGGTGGTACTGCCGCCCCACTAACTTACACTCTTCAGGGTGGATTGTATGGTACTTCTGTAACTTCTTCTGATAAGCAAGCAGCATGGACAAAATACTTCTCAGATCCAGATGAAGTTGACGTTAGTATTCTCATTGCTGGTGATGCAGATACTACTCTCAATCAGCATATTGTAGATCTAGCAACCACTCGTAAAGACTGTATTGCACTTATCTCTACATCAGTGGGTGATGGTTTCGCTGATTCAGCATCACTAATCAACAAAGCAACTCTACCAGAGATTACTTTCGATACTGTCAAGACATATAGAACCACAGTCGCAAGAGATTCTTCTTATGCCGCTATGGATGGTAACTGGAAACAGCAAAGCGATTCTTATAATGGAGTTACCAGATGGTTACCTCTAAATGCAGACATTGCAGGAATCCTTGCAAGAACAGAAACTAACCAAGGTGCGTGGTTCTCTCCTGCTGGAAGCAGTAGAGGAAACATCTCAAATGTTACTAAACTAGCATTCAACCCAAGTAAGGCTCAGAGAGATAGTTTATACAGTATAGGAATCAACAACGTCTTCGCATTCCCTGGCTCTGGAACAGTTCTCTTTGGTGACAAGACTCTTCAGACTAAGCCTAGTGCCTTTGATAGAATTCAAGTCAGAAGACTATTCAACATTCTAGAGAAGTCCTTTGCTACTTCTGCTAACTTTGTTCTGTTTGAACAGAATGATACCTTCACAAGAGAAAACTTTGTGAATCAAATCAATCCAGTTCTGAGAGATGTTCAGGCAGCAAGAGGTTTAGAGAACTATAGAATCATTTGTGATGAGAGCAACAACACTCAAGCCGTAGTAGATAGAGGTGAATTTGTATGCGATATCTACCTACAACCAACTAAGAGTGTTCAGTTCGTTAAACTTAACTTCATCGCAAATAATTCGGGATCTTTCTTCACAGAAGGCTGATACATACCAAGGAACTAGGAGAAATAAATGTCACTACAACAGTTCAGAACAAAATTCGGTGATGGTATTAGACCTAACCTGTATAAGATATCAGGTGGGTTTGGGAGTGCCGCCGCCAGTCTCTCATCCGATGGTGGTCAGTTCTTAATTAAGAGTGCTGCCGTACCATCTGCTTCACTTGGAACTATTACTGTTCCTTTCCGTGGAACAGAAATCAAAAGAGCAGGAGATAGAACCTTCACTGATTGGACTATCAGCGTTTTATGTGATGAGAAAATGCAAATCCATGATAGTTTCGTTAAGTGGTCTAACTCTTTCCTTGCTTTAAGCAGTGATAGAAGAGGTACCGGTACCGGTGGTCCACTAGCATATGCAGACTGGTCGGTCACCCCACAAGATAATGCAGGAAATGATGTACGAACATTTACGTTAACATCCTGCTGGCCTATTGAAGTCGGAACAGTTGATCTGTCGTTTGATACTACAGATTCGGTCGCAGAGTTTTCTGTTACTATTGGATTCGAGCGTTGGAGTTATGATGGCCTACCTGCCTGATGAGTCTTATTTATATAATTGAGGAGAAAGTAAATGCCAATTGATCTATTTGGATTTACCATTGGTCGTAATGGAAAAGAAGCACCTAAACCTACGAGTGGCGCTCAAACGAATGGAGCGTCATTTGTAGGTCCAGATGAATATGATGGTGCGTTTACCGTCGAAGGTGGCGGTGTATTTGGACAGTATGTTGATTTTACTGGTAGTTTGAAATCAGAAAATGATCTGATCAATCGCTACAGAAGTATGGCAATCTATCCAGAAGTTGATCTTGCAATCGACGATATAACAACAGAGGCCATTGTTCACGGAGAAGATAGAACAATAGTCAATATTGATTTAGATAAAGTCGATATACCACAAACAATTAAGAACAAAATGAAAGAAGAATTTGAAGGTATTCTTCGACTTCTTAAATTCAATCATAAAGCCTATGAAATTTTTCGTAGGTGGTATATTGATAGTAAGATTTACTATCATGTAATTACAGATAAAGATTCTAAGAATAAAGGTATTCTAGAATTACGAGCAATTGATCCAGTTAAAATTAAAAAAGTTCGTACTGTAGAAAAGCAAGGTCAAAGTGTCGGAAACGTAAAAGTTGATTTAGTTAAAAAAGTAGAAGAGTTTTACCTCTATACTAATATGGATAAACAATCTTCTTTCCAGACAGGACAACAAGGTCTAAAGATATCTCCAGATTCTATCTGTTATGTACACTCTGGTATTATAGATTCAGGAACAAAGCGAGTCGTCGGATATCTTCAGAAGGCTATTCGTCCATTGAACATGCTTAGACAGACTGAAGATGCTACCGTAATCTATAGAATCTCCCGTGCGCCTGAACGTCGTATCTTCTATATTGATGTGGGTAACTTACCCAAACAAAAGGCAGAACAGTATCTCAAGGACATCATGAATCGTTATCAGAACAAGTTGGTCTATGATGCCAGCACTGGTGAGATCAAAGATGATCGCAAGCACATGAACATGCTTGAAGATTACTGGCTACCACGACGAGAAGGTGGTAGAGGAACTGAGATTCAAACCCTAGATGGTGGACAGAACCTCGGTGAAATGGAAGACGTTGATTACTTCCTCAAGAAAGTATATCGCGCCCTTCATGTTCCTACATCTAGAATGGATGCCGAAAACGGATTCAACATGGGACGATCTTCAGAGATCAGTAGAGATGAATTAAACTTCTTCAAGTTTATTGATCGTCTTCGTGGTCGTTTCTCTGAACTGTTTATTCAACTAATGAGAACTCAATGCCTTCTTAAAGGTATTATGAAGGAAGAAGAGTGGACTAAGATTGCCCAAGACATTTACTTTGATTACCAGAAAGATTCTTATTTTACAGAACTAAAAGAAACAGAAATAATGCGTGAGCGTTTAGAAATGCTCCAAAGTATTGAGCCATATTTAGGAAGATTCTACTCAGATGACTGGGTAAAGAAAAACATTTTAAAACAAAGTGAAGATGAGATGGACGTAATTGCTAAAGAGTTAGCGGCCAATCCACCTATACCTACAGAGGATGAACAATGAAACCAGCAGAAGAAATACTAAAAAATATAATTGATGATAATATGGAAAAGTTTCAACAAACATTTGGCGATACTTTTAAAATGAAGGTTCAGGATGTTACGGGACAAATTACCCCCGATATTGTTGCAAATTTAATCAAAGAACCTGATGCAGAAAAAGTAGAACTCGAAAGTGAGGATACAGATGGAATCGAGTGATATTATAAATAAATTACTAGACACAAATTACGTTGGTGCAGAAATGAAAATCAAAGATATTCTTTATAATAAAATGGCTGATGCGATTCAAAGCAAATATCCAGCAGAGAACGATCCAGAACCACAAGAAGAGGAATAGTACATGTTACTGATCACCGAAACTACAACTGATGATGTTCGCATTGTTACTGAAGCAACAGAAGATGGCAAGAAGAATTACTTCATTGAAGGTGTCTTCATGCAGGCTAATAAGCCTAATCGCAATAACCGCATCTACGAAAGAAACATTCTTTTCGGAGAAGCAAAGCGTTATATTAAGACCTATGTTGACGAGAACAGAGCGTTCGGTGAACTCAATCACCCACAGGGTCCAACCGTAAACCTTGATCGTGTATCACACATCATCAAGGAACTTAGAGAAGACAACGACAACCTTCTAGGTAAAGCAAAGATTATGGATACTCCTATGGGTAAGATCGTAAAGAACCTCATGGATGAGGGTGCCAAACTTGGCGTATCTTCTAGAGGTATGGGATCACTCAAGGAAAGAAACGGAATCAATGAAGTCCAGAAAGACTTCATGCTTTCGGCAGTAGATATTGTCGCAGATCCATCTGCTCCTGATGCCTTTGTCAATGGTATCATGGAAGGTAAGGAATGGATCTGGGATAACGG